TAGGTTTTACTAACGAACAAGAAGAATTAGAAGGAGAAGTAACTAATACTGACACTGATACACCTGTCGAATTAGACCCAATTGAAGACGAACCTTTATTTGACGAACCCATGGAGACTGATGATGTTGATACCGTGGATACAAATGAAGATGTAGAAGAGTTGGATGTCACAGAATTAGTCAATATGAGTAAAGAGAGTACTGAGAAAAGTAAGGAGGTAGAACAAAAGGTTGACCAACAAACTACGACTTTAGAAAAACTATTGAACAAAATAGAAGATTTAGAAAGTAAGTTGGGTGAAATGGATAGTATCACACAAGCTTTTGATAAATTAGAACAAAAATTCGAAGATACAAGACCTCAGACTCCAGTCGAAAAACTTGAACTAAGATATCTTGATAGTGGGCCATTTAATCAAAAGCCATCCGATTACTGGCAAGAGAAAAGTGAAAAACTTAAATTACAAAAAGACAAACATGAATATGTTTTGACACCTAGTGATATCGAGGACTATAGTGAAACAGATATCAAAAACAGCTTCACATACAAACCAGAAGAAGACGAAAACAATGATGAAGTTGTTGACGGAATGTACGAAGGACCGAGAGTAAAAATTGTTTAAGTTGAGTTATTGACAATAAGGTTATTTATCCTTACTCTTTTTAGGATATATTAATTTTATAAAACAAAAATATTTTTATGAGTTCTTTAGACGCTGTATTGAGACAATACGAAAAAAATCAATCGGGTGGTAATGACAAACCCAAACTTTCACAAGAAGAAAGATTACAAAAATATTTCGCTACCTATTTGCCACAAGGTCAAAAGGAAGGTGAAAAAAACATTAGGATTCTGCCTACTAATGATGGTTCTTCCCCATTCAAAGAAGTGTATTTCCACGAAGTTCAAGTTGACGGGAAATGGGTCAAATTAATGGACCCAGGAAAAAATGCTGATGGTACATTGAATGGTGAAAGAAGTCCACTAACTGAATTGGAACATTCATTGAAGTCTTCGGGTAACAGTAAAGATGCTGAAATCGCAAGACAATATCGTTCTAAGAAGTTTTATATCGTCAAAGTAATTGACCGAGACAATCCAGAACACGGTGTAAAGTTTTGGAGATTCAAATGGAATTACAAAGGTGATGGGGTTATTGATAAAATTATTCCAATCTTCCAAAAGAAAGGAGATATCACAGACCCACAAAGTGGACGAGACTTAACTTTGGTATTAAAGTCAGTTCCATTACCAAATGGTAAAGGTAACTATACTGTTGTATCAATGGTTATGGCAGAGGACGCTTCTCCGCTATCTACTGATGAAACACAAGCGAAAGAATGGTTATCAAACACAGAAACATATACTGATGTGTACTCACAAAAACCTATTGAGTATTTGGAAGCTGTTGCTGTGGGAGAAACACCAGTATGGAATTCAGATTTGAAAAAGTATACCTATGGGGATATTCAATCTGAATCTACTTTTGGTGGTACACAAACTGATAGTGGTGCAAGTGATGAGGAAGTTGATGATGATTTACCGTTTTAATTAATTTCCTATGGCTATCAAAAAGAAAGATTTTAGTGCAATCAAACAGAAGTTTTCTAAAAAGGCTTCATTCAAACCAGATAGATTTTTTGATTTGGGTGAAGCGTTTTTAGACGCGACTGGAATACCAGGTCCTGCTATGGGTCACATTAATATGATGTTAGGTCATAGTGATACGGGTAAGACGACTGGTTTAGTTGGAACAGCTGCTGATGCACAGAAAAAAGGTATCCTACCAGTGTTCATTATTACTGAACAAAAATGGGATTTCCATCACGCTAAACTTTTGGGTTTGGAATGTGAGGAGGTAACTGACGAAGATACTGGTGAAGTATTTTGGGATGGGTTCTTTTTATTCAATAACGATTTTCAGTACATTGAACAAATCACAGATTATATAAACAGTCTTTTGGACGCACAAGAAAAAGGTGAGTTAGAATATGACTTACTATTCTTATGGGATTCAGTGGGTTCTGTTCCTTGTAAAATGACTTTTGATGGTAAAGGCGGTAAACAACACAACGCGTCTGTATTAGCAGACAAAATTGGTATGGGGATTAATCAAAGGATTTCGGGTTCGAGGCGTGACACTTCAAAGTTTTTGAATACTTTGGTGGTTGTTAATCAACCTTGGGTGGAACTACCCGATAATCCTTTTTCCCAACCAAGGATTAAAGCGAAAGGAGGTGAATCGTTATGGTTAAACTCAACTTTGGTATTTTTATTTGGTAATCAAAAAAATGCTGGTACAAGTAAGATAACAGCAACCAAAGACAAGAGAAAAGTTAAGTTTGCTTCACGTACAAAGATTTCTATTATGAAAAACCACGTTAATGGTTTAGGATATGAAGATGGTAAAATCTTGGTTACGGCACACGGTTTTATGAAAGGAAAAGACTCAAGTGAAGAAAAGAAGTCAATCGAAAAATATAAGAGTGAACACTCTGAATATTGGAAGAATATAATTGGCTCTGATGGTGATTACAACCTAGCAGTTGAGGATACTGGTGAAATATTTTAAGCTAGTATGTCATGAAAACTTTAGTGGTTGATGGTAACAGTTTATTACAAACTGGATATCATGGAGTGAAAGACTTTTATCATAACGATTTATCTTTTGGAGCTATTTACTTTTTCTTAAATACGATAAGACATAATCTCACTAATGATAGTTACGATAGGGTCGTGGTATTCTGGGACGGAAAGAATAATCACGACCTTAGACGTAAAATCTATTCTGAATACAAAAGAAAAAGACGTATTCGTTTGAACCAATTTGAGTTAGATGATATGTTCAGACAAAAGAATAGGATTTGTGAATACCTAGAAGAACTTTCAGTTAGACAAATAGGATTCGAAGGCATCGAAGCAGATGACTGTATTTCTTATTACTGTCACAACTCCCCCAATCAACAAAAGGTTATATTAACAAACGATAAGGATTTAGTACAACTAGTTTCTGAAGATGTTAGTGTCTTAATGACTAGAACTAATGAATTTATTACTTCGAATGATACTATATCGTTGGGAAGGCAAATAAAAAATCTCCCAGTATATAATGTAGCTCTTGTTAAAATTTTATTGGGTGACAAAAGTGACAATATCAAAGGTATTTCGTATTTTGGTGAAAAGAGTTTGGTTAAACACTTTGATGAAATTTTCCAAAAGAAGGTTTCAGTAGAAGATATCAGACGTAAAACAAAAATTAAAATAGAAGAAGGTAACAAAGAAAGGGGAATTATGAATTTACATAAGGGTATATCATCAGATGGTAGAAGTGGTGATGATTTCTTTGTGACTAATCAGAAGTTAATTGAATTGACTGATGAAATTATCCCTAAAGATATCAAAGATGTTCTAACAGACATCATTAACGAGTCTTTAGACCCCGAAGGAAGAAAGACCTCAAATGTTATTCAAATGATGAAAACAGATGGGTTATTTAAAGTTCTACCGAAAAAAGAGGACAATTGGGTTGAATTTATACAACCATATTTGAAAATACAAAAAAAGGAATTGAATTATTACAATCAAACAATTAATTAATAAATTATGTATAACAAATCGAACAAATTCGAGTTTCTATTATCTTTAGAAGATAATATTATTTGTCAAAGATTTTTCAGTGTCAAACAATATAGGGCACAAAATCGTAAATCATTGGAACTAAATGACACAATGAGAGAAATTATAAACACTATCAAAGTTGACTTAAAAGATAAGTCGATTGACTACTTGCTAGAGTCTTATGATATGAACACACATACTGTCAATTTGTCACCCCAAGACCAAAATAACACATGTGAAGAAAATTTTCACGTTATTTTAAAAGTGGGTAATGACACTATTAGTAAGTTCATTTTTCCCTCTAACATCTATCCTGCAAAGATTAGATACACTGTAGATATTAGACCTAGACTCACAAAATTCTTGAGTATGATTACTGACGAATTGTCAAGGAAAAAAATTACTACAACATACCTCGAAACACAACTTTAAACAGTATTTATTATTACTAATATCAACTCACTATAATGGCAGAAAACAAAAGTTTTGGATATCTCGGTTATACTTTTCAATTAAAATTATTGAATCAGTTATTAACGGATAAAAAGTTTATTCAATCTATAATGGAAGTAATTGATTCAAATTATTTCGAGAATCAATATTTCAAATTGATAGCTCAAATGATTAAAGAATATTACGAAAAGTACCATGTAGCACCAACTTATGACGTTCTTGACCAAAACACTAAATTGGAAATCAAATCAGATACAGCGAGACAAGTTGTTTTTGATATGATTTCTGAGATAAAGGAGTGTGATTTAGATGACCACCTTTGGGTACAGGAAAAAGCTTTGAAGTTTTGTAAACAAGAAGAACTTAAAAAAGCCATTGGTAAAGTATCCAAAATATTAGAAAAAGGTGACTTTGAATCATATGATAAGTGTGAAGGTTTTATTAGAGACGCAATACAAGTTGGTGAGATAGATGACTCTTCAATGAATGTTTTTCAAAATATTGACGAAGCATTGGTTGATGATTTCCGAGACCCTATTCCAATCGGTATCACGGGGATTGACAATATCTTAGACGGTGGTCTCGCTAAAGGTGAAATTGGTTTGTTCTTAGCTCCTACTGGAGTTGGTAAAACTACTGTATTAACAAAAGTAGCTAATAGTGCTTTTAACAATGGTTATAATGTTCTACAGATATTCTTTGAGGATAATCCAAAGGTTATTCAAAGAAAACATATCACATGTTGGACTGGCGTTCCAGCTCAAGAACAATCATCAAGAAAGGATGAAGTTCTAGAAAAACTTAAACCATTTAAACAACGAACTAATAAACTAGTATTAGAGAAGTTGGCTTCTGACAGAATTACCATTTCTCATATAAAAAACCGTATCAGAAAACTAGTAGCGGAAGGTAACAAATTTGATGTAATTGTTTTAGATTACATTGATTGTGTACTACCCGACAAACACTTCAATGAAGTATGGGCTGGTGAAGGTTTAGTTATGAGACAATTCGAAACTATGTGTACAGAATTGGATGTCGCTGGATGGACAGCTGCTCAAGGTAATAGAAGTTCTATCTCATCAGAGGTTGTTACCACAGACCAAATGGGTGGTTCTATCAAAAAAGCACAAGTAGGTCACGTAATTATTACGATAGCGAAGACACTACAACAAAAAGAAATGAACCTAGCCACTATTGCAATTACTAAATCAAGAGTTGGTAAAGATGGGATTGTGTTCGAAAACTGTAAATTTGATAACGCTACCTTAGACATTAGCACTGAACAATCCAATACATTGTTAGGGTTGGAAGAAGAAAAGGAAAAAAGGACAGCTGAAAGAATCAAACAAGCTTACGAAAGAAGCAAAAGACAATTTCAAAAATAATAAAAATTTAAATAAGTATAGATTATGGAAACTTTGACAACGAGCAAATTATTTACTGAAAGAGTACATTATAAACCATTCGAATATCCCGAATATTATTCCGAAGGTTGGTTAAAACAAGCACAAGCATTTTGGTTACACACTGAGATTTCTATGCAAGGTGACGTTAAGGATTGGAAAGAAAACTTAACAGAAGCTGAAAAAAATCTTGTAGGTAATATCCTCTTGGGTTTTGCACAAACCGAATGTGCCGTATCAGATTATTGGACAAATATGGTGACCGATTGGTTCCCAAAACACGAAATCAGACAAATGGCTATGATGTTTGGTTCACAAGAAACTATTCACGCAGTAGCTTATTCATATCTAAATGAAAGTTTAGGTTTAGACAATTTTGAGGCATTCCTACATGAACCAGCAACAGCTGATAGATTTGAAATGTTGATGAATGTTAAAAATGATTACACACACACCGATTTACAGACTAATGAAGAAGCTAGAAAAGAGGTAGCTAGGTCTTTAGCTATATTCTCAGGTTTTGCTGAGGGTGTTTCACTTTATTCCTCATTTGCTGTCCTATACTCATTCCAAATGAGAAATTTACTTAAAGGTATTGGACAACAAATGAAATGGTCAGTGAGAGATGAATCACTTCACTCGAGAATGGGTTGTAGGTTATTCAATCACATGTGTGAAGAATTCCCCGAACTCAGAGAATCAAGTAAAGATGCTATCGAAGAGGCTGCTAGATTGGTTGTAGAATTAGAACACAAATATATTGACAAAGTATTTGAGATGGGTAACTTAGAAAATATTAGTTCAGATGAATTGAAAGAATTTATCAAACAAAGAGCTAATGAGAAACTAAGAGAGTTAGGTTATTCTAATATTTTTGAGGTCAATGAAGAATTAGCTTCTTCACTCGAATGGTTTTATCATTTAACTGGAGGTGAAACTTGGACAGACTTTTTCGCTGTAAGACCTACGGATTATTCTAAAGCGGGTGAAGATGATGATTGGGATGACATATTTTAATTTTTAAGAGAAAAAAACAATGAAAAATTACGGAGAACATTTAGGTTGGGAAGTCGATGTTGATTTTCCAAGTTGGGCAAATACACCCGTTTATGTAGAGACTATCTCTAAGGGTTATTTGTATGGTGATGAAACACCAAAGGACGCTTATTGGCGTGTTAGCACTGCGGTTGCTAAAAGATTAAAGAAACCAGAACTTTCAACAAAGTTCTTTGATTACATTTGGAAGGGATGGTTATGTTTAGCTTCACCAGTACTTTCAAATACTGGAACAGAAAGAGGACTTCCTATTTCTTGTTTTGGTATCGATGTTGCTGATAGTATATATGATATTGGGAGAAAGAATCTCGAAATGATGTTATTAGCGAAACACGGTGGTGGAGTCGGTGTTGGTATTAATCAAATCAGACCTGCTGGGACACCAATCACGGATAATGGTACATCTGATGGTGTGGTTCCTTTTTGTAAGATTTTTGATTCAACAATCATCGCTACAAACCAAGGTGCTGTTAGACGAGGTGCGGCTTCTGTTAATCTTAATATTGACCACGAAGACTTTGATGATTGGTTAGAAATCAGAGAACCCAAAGGTGATATTAATAGACAATCACTTAACTTACACCAATGTGCTGTGGTAGGTGATAAGTTTATGAGAAGATTAGAAGCGGGTGAA